GAGCTGATCGACCGGATGGTCTCGACGATCTGCATCATGTCCAAGTGGCACGAGGTCTCGAAACAGTTTGAGACGCCGGACTATCAGCCGCAGCCACTGCAGCCGGAGGTGGTCAAAAGCCTGCCGCGGTCGGTTTACCGCAAGCTGCAGGCGGAGGCGATCGCTGTCATGGTGGCAGATTCCCGCCCGACCGTGGAGGCGGAGGCAGAAAAAAAAGACGTGGCCCTGTGATCGAGCTGAACCTGTCTTGGTTCCTGTTCTACGGCCGCAAGTTGAACATGAACAGGCGGGAGATTATGGCCACAAAAGTCGGAGAGATGCGGGACATGATCGCCTGCCTGTATATCTATCACGGGGCGAAACCAAAACGGACGCAGCACAAACTATCTTTTCTTGAAACGCTTGAGGTGACGTAATGGCAAACGATGTGAAGGCCGGGATCCGGCTTGAAGTCGAAAATCAGGAGGGCTTTTCCAGGGCAGCGGAAGCTGCCGCCGAATCCATGGGGAAGATCTCCTCCGCAGCCGAGGAGGCCGCGAGAGAGACGTCCGAGCTCGATCGGGCCTTTGCTGAGGCTCAGGCAGCCGCAGCACGCGAAAAGGACATCGAGGATCTGGCGGTCCAGACCGCCGGCCTTGCCCAGAGCATGGCCAGCCACGCGCAGACTGTTATCGGCCTTGCAAACAGTTTTTTTGATGCCACCTCCGAGGTGGCAGACTTCGGGGACGCCATCGACAAACAGTCTCAGCAGATCGGCATGTCGCGCCGGGCCTATCAGGAGTGGTACTACATTCTCGCAGCCAGCGGCGGCGAGATCAAGAACCTGAAGCCGGCATACCAGCAGCTCGCCAAGGTCCAGGAGGGCCTGACGAAAACCGCAGCGGATGACCTCGAAGCGCTGGGCCTGACCCTGGAGGGGGTCCAGAACATGAGCCGGGACGAGCTGTTTGAGCGGGTGATCTCCGCACTGCAGAACATGACAAACGACTCGCACCGCGCCATGCTTGCCCAGCGTCTGCTGGGGAGCAGCTACAAAACGCTGCAGCCGATTATTAACGGCAGCGCCGAGGACATCGAAGCGCTCAGACAGCGGTTTTATGAGCTGGGCGGGTATATGAGCGACGAGGCGGTCGATGCCTCTGTGGCCTACGGCGATTCGATCACAGATATAAACTATAAACTGGACAGCTTCAAGCGCTCTATTTTGGTGCAGTTCATGCCAGCGCTCACCAGCCTGCGGGATCAGGTGATGAGCGACGACAGTCTCGACAGGCTGGCGGAGAGAATCGGATCCGCAGCGAATGAAATGGCAGATTTTGTCGGCTTTATTGCTGACCACGGCGATGCCGTAATCCGGACCATTGAGGGTATAGGTGCTGCATGGGCGACATGGAAGGGCGCCGGGATCGTCAAAACCCTGGTCGGCGATGTGACGCAGCTCTATGGATGGCTGTCGTCCCTGGCAACCGTCCTCGGCATCGGTACCGGTGCCGCAGCGGCCGGAGTGGGCGCTGCCGGTCTCAGCGTCGCGGCGGTGATCGACCGGGCGACCCAACTGGAGAGCATCGGAACCCTGGGGAGCGGGCACGAGCTCGAGGAGTACGCCGCAAATGTGAGTACGCTCACGGCCGAGCTCGAGAGACTGTCCGCAGTCCGAAACGATGTGAACCAGAACATGTACTGGGACACCATGCAGGAGGACGCCTATCAGCTGCTGCAGACATCGGTGGCGAACGCCACGGCAGAGCTGGAGGCCATGCGGGCGAAAGCGCAGCAGACCGCAGCCACATCTCCGGAGGTCGCAGAAACGGCAGCGACAGCCGCCACCTCCGTCGTTACCACGGCGGGAGAGATGGAGCGGGCCGTCGCAGAAACTGCCGGAGAGATCCGCACCGACTGGGCAACAGGGCTGGACGGCATGGCCGAGACCGGAGCGCAGGAGATTGTCGCGGCAAATGAAGCCATGGCGCAGAACATGGCCGTGATCTCAGCGAACGCAAACGTCTGGGGAACGGACATGATGATTTCCCTTGCGAACGGGATCCGCAGCGGCGCGGTCGACTTTGTCCTTCCGGCCATCGACGAGCTCGCCGGATCCATCGAGGCCCGCCTGCATCACTCCGAGCCGGACGTCGGCCCTCTTTCGCATGACAATGACTGGATGCCGGACATGATGCGGACCTTCGCTCAGGGAATCCGGGCAAACGCGCCCCTGGTGACGGACGCGATCTCGCAGGCCTTTGACTTTGGCCGGAGTATCCCGCAGCCGGGCACGGTCGGCGCGCCGTCGATCAGCTACGGCGGCGTCAATGTCACTTTCCAGGTGCAGGACGGCCAGAACGGGCAGCAGCTCTTCGAGGAGTTTTCCTTCTGGCTGCAGAATCAGATCGCGCGAGAAGGGGCGGTGTTTGCACAATGATATTTTTCAACGGCCGCAGCAGCGACGATTTGCACGTCATAGTCGAACAATACCCCGCCCGGCCAGTCCCGCAGCGGAAGGCGGAAAAATTCCAGATTCCCGGCCGCAGCGGCGACGTCGTAATCACCCAGGACGCCTGGGAGAACGTCGAGCGCCGTTATCAGGTATATATAAGCGCCGAAGGACCAAAGCTGCCGATCGTGGCCGCGGAGGTTTTCAAGTGGCTCATGGTGCCTGGCTATCATCAGCTGGCGGACGACTATGATCTGGACACGTTCACCATGGCGCAGTTCGTTGGCCCGGTGGATGTGCAAAACATCGACAACGACTTCGGCAGGTTCGAGCTGGTCTTTGACTGCTGGCCGCAGCGCTTTTTAAATTTGGGCGCTATGGCCTCTCCCGTGGCCAGGAACAGCGCCCTGATAAATCCGGGTATCTATACCGCCGAGCCTCTGATCGTCGTAACAGGCGCAGGACCCGGCGCTCTCACGGTGGGACAATACACCATCAACCTGACAGACTGCAACGGGGTAACCATCGACAGCCGCGACAAAGAGGTCTATCGCGGGGCGACGAACCTGAACGCCAGCGCCTCCGGATCCTTCCCACTGCTGGATCCCGGGTCGAATGTAATCAGCTGGACCGGCGGGATTCAGTCGGTAACAATTACGCCGAGGTGGTTTGTGATATGATTCCGATTTTATACGGGCCGACCGAAACGGCCTTCAGCAGCTTCGGGATCGGCCAGCTGTCCGACGCGGTGTCCTGCACCGTCCGCGAGAAGCTGAACGGTGAGTATGAGCTGGAGTTGTCGCTCCCTGCGTCCAGCCGGCACCTGAGCGAGATCATGGACCGCGCAATCATCCTGGCCAAACCGAACCCGCACGACCAGCCGCAGCCCTTCCGGATCTACCGGGACGCGCGGCCATCCTCCATGCTTGTCACGCTGTACGCGCAGCACATCAGCTACGACCTGGACGGGATCCCGGTCGCTCCGTTTACGGCCGGCAACGCTGCAGCTGCGGTGGCCGCCATCAATAACGGCGCCCTGGTACAGAACAGCTTCAGCCTGTCGACGTCCATGTCCGTATCGCGGGAGATGAGCGTCAAAGTTCCGACCGTCGCTCGTTCATTGCTGGGAGAGCAGGATCAGAGCCTGCTGCGCCGTTATGGCGGAGAGCTGAAGTTTGACCGGTTCAGCGTCGCGCTGCTGCCGAGAAGGGGAGCGGACCGCGGCTTCGTAATTGCATACGGGAAGAACCTCGTCGACGTGAAGCAGGAGCGAAACATCGCCGATCTTTTCACCGGCGTGCTCCCTTACTTCGCAGAGAACGACGCGACGGTCTGGGGGGATCCACAGTATGCGGCCGGATCCTGGAACTATGTACGCGCCCTTCCCGTCGATCTTAGCGCTCTTTTCAGCGAGACGCCAACGAAGGCGCAGCTGAACGCAGCCGGGGCGCAGTATGTTATCGACGAGAAGATCGGGCAGCCGAAGGTCAGCATCACGGCGACCTATGTGCCGCCCGGATCGCTTAACCTTCACTCGCTGGAGGATATGCAGCTGGGCGACGGCGTGACCGTGCGGTTCGAGCGTCTGGGCATCGATACGCAGTCCCGGATGATCGGATATACCTGGGACGTCCTGCGTGAGCGCTACACCTCCGTCGAGATCGGGGATCCCCAGGAAACCGCAGCCTCCGCCATATCTGACGCGAGACGCCTCACCAAGGGCACGATTGATTCCCAGCGCTTCGGCGCCCGCAGCATCAGCGGCGGGGCGATCCGCCAGAATGGGATCAGCACGTCCGAGTTGGGCGACAACTCTGTGACCGTCAATAAATTGGGCGACAACTCTGTGACCGTCAATAAAATCGTTAATGGAGCTGTCGTCACAGAAAAGATAAAAGACGGATCTGTCACCGGGAACAAGGTCCTGGACCAGGCGATCACCCTCGCAAAGCTTGAAGAAGATATTCAAATTCTCTGGGCGGATATTGTCGCGACGAATAGGCTCCTCGCCGGAAAAGTCGGAACTGCCTTTCTCAGTGCTACAAATGTGTATGCGACTTATTTATTTGTCAATAACGTGCGTTACGCGCTCAGTACAAAATACATCTATGATATTGACGGCAACAGCCTCGGCGGCGTAACGGCGCTGATGCCCGTTTTTGATTGAGAGGAGGGTGAACTTTTATGACGGTCAAGCTGAAATCCGGAGACGTTTTTGACGCAGAAGGGGTATATAAAAGCAGAATGTACCCGTCACTGTTTATTTATACGCATGCCTTTACTATGCAGCAGGCGGCCGCCATTTTTGATGATCCGGAGTGTATAGAAACAATAATTGTAGTTGATGGCGAAAAAGAAACCACTTATTCCAGGTATTCTGATCTTGATTCAATATCAAAGGCGGAAATATTCACAGAATACCCTGATGAACTGTTTATATGGCTGAACTATTCTTTTGATTCAGAGGTGAAATAAATGGTTAGCAATACTCAAATCACTCTTAATTTGCAGTACCCGAACATCGCCAGAGTGGTCTATGCCATGCAGGGCGACCGGCTGTCCCGGTCTGTTGTGGCCTCGCTGGTAGACGGCGACACGCCCTGGACACCGCCGACCGGAGCCACAGGCCTGATCACCGGCGAGAAGCCGGACGGGGCCATCGTCGTCTATGACACACTGGAGGACGGGAGCGCTGCCGTCGTGATTAACGGATCCACGGCGACGTTCTACCTCGCGGAGCAGCTGCTCACCGCAGCCGGCCGGGCGAAGCTGACGCTGTCCTTCTTTAACGGAGCCGGCAGCAGGCTCACGGCCTTCCGGATCACCCTGGTCATTGCGCCGCAGGTCGTCCTGGACAACGTGATCAGCGGGAACTATATCAGCGTATTCACTGCCACCCTGGCCGAAGCGCAGCAGATGTTTGAGCAGATTAAAGCGGGATACGGTGCGCCGCTGACCGCTTCCACATCTGCAGCAATGACAGATACAAACAGGGTATACGTCTACATCGGCACAACATCCGGCAGCCTGACAAACGGGCATTGGTATTACTGGGATGGCTCTGCCTGGGCCGATGGCGGCAACTACAACAGCACCGGATTCACGACAGATACAACCTTGACCATTGCCGGAGCTGCTGCGGATGCAAAAGCGACCGGGGACGTGGTCGGTGATTTAAAGAGCGCTTTGGCAGCGAAAACGCAAAATCTTTTTGACAAAACCACTATCACAATAGGCGTAAATGCGGCTGGGGCGGCGGCGTCAAATAATCGTGCTTTGAGTGGGGCAATAAAGGTGTCCGGCACTGCCGTGTATTTCGCCAAAACGCTACCAACCAATATCAAATATGAGATACAAAGATATTCTGGTGCAGAAGCCTCGACTCATACGGGTGCTGTGTCTGGTGGGTGGAATACAACCACAACATGGCGGCAGTACATAAACAGCGAGACCTATATTCGCGTGCTTTTTGGTACAGTTGATAACACCGCATTTTCGGTGCATGATTTTGACGAGCTTGAGCTGTGTGTGCTGGACGCTCCGATATTATCAGACTACATTCCTCATTTAACCGCAACCGATTATCTTGCGAGAAAAAGCATAAAAGCGATGGGGAACGATGTGAGCGAAATTGCTGAATTGTCGCGTAATCTTTTCGATAAAGAAGAAGTACAGATTGGCGTTGACGAAAGCGGAACGCCGAATGTGTCTAGGGCTATAGGCGGGGCAATGCACGTCGGCAATCTCAACTCTGCGGTACAGGCATACAACATAGACGGATTGCAATATACCATTGCGTTCTATAGTTCAGACGATATTTCGGATTATGAAGCAATTCGCGGGGAAGGGAGCTTTATTGCCGACACGCTGTCCCATTTGCAGACGCAAGTTGATTATCCATATCCGTATGCAAGGATTGTATTGCGGAGGAGGGATGACGCAAAAATCAATCAATCAGACCTTGATAATCTTGTCCTGCAATTTGAAACTGGAAATGGGTCATCTGATTATATTCCGTATCATACAGCATACGACTATATAGCGAGAAAAGACCGTGAAACCTTAACTGTGTGTACTTGGAATGTTGGCCTCTGGAACAATGGCGTAACACCTTATATGGATTTGACAAATTTATATAAATGGTATCGCCTTATTGGAGAAGCTAAAGCAGATTTGCTTTTAACACAAGAGTCACCAATACAATTAGATGAAAGCAACACTCTATCATACAATAGTTTCCTTGGCTTACTATATCCTTACATTTTCTCACCTAAAAGCGGGGATAGTAATTACACCGCAAAAGGCGTTGCCTCAAAAATGCATCAGTCTAACACAACGAGGAATTTTTTTGAAGATGGTGTGCGGACATATCTCAAATCGTATATCACGGTTGGTGGAAAACTTGTATGCCTGATTAACGCTCACCTTGACTTCGACCAGACAAGACGCACAGCCGAAATCGGCGAACTGCTCGGTGTAATGAACGCGGAGGAGCGCGTCATTGTGTGCGGTGATTTCAACGTGACAGCTCTTTCGGAGTATGACGGTTTTACATCCGCTGGCTATCGTTTAGCTAACCTCGGCATTTTCGGAAAATTCGATACATGCCCAAACGCAGCTCCGATAAAGGCGATTGACAACATTATAGTGTCAAACAATATCATTATTACCAATGTGCGTGTTGTAGATGGCGCTGGATCCGACGGATTGTCCGACCATAATCCACTATTGGCAACACTTGAAATTTAAATACCTAATGGACGCTATTAACGTGTTCAGCGAGCGGAAGAGGAGGTGGAGAAATGCCCAGAGAATACATCATGACGATCATCATCATGGCGTTTGTCGTGCTGGCGCTGGTGCTCCCGGCCATCGTCATCTCCGGAGACATCAGCCAGGAAGAAGAGCGCCGGGCGAAGAAACAGGTCCGGGACAAATGAGGAGGTGCGGATGCATTGACGAAGTCGGAAGCAGTCAGGAAGCTCGTCACCTGGTGCAATGACCAGGTCGGCACCCGAGAGGGAGCAAACAACTATAACAAGTACGCAGCAGACCCGAGGATCACCCAGCTGCTCGGCTGGAACTCTCAAAATCAGCCCTGGTGCGACATCTTCACCGACGCAGCTTTCATCGAATGTTTCGGGCTGGCCGCCGGTGCGGCCATGACCTACCAGCCAATCGGCGCGGGCAGTGCACTCTGCAGCGCGTCGGCGCAGTTCTTCAAGAACAACGGCGCATGGATCACAGGCAGACCGGATCCCGGCGACGTGGTTTTCTTCCTGGTGTCTGGCGGCATCAATCACCAGGGCATTGTCACACAGGTCTCCGGCAATGTGGTCACGACGGTCGAGGGCAACAGCTCGGACATGGTCGCCCGCAGGATCTATACCATCGGCAGCTCGCAGATCGCCGGGTACGGCCGGCCGAAGTGGGAGCTCGTGGCGGATGAGTCCGCAGCGGACACAGATGGCCAGGAACCGCTGCCGGCGGCTCAGGCTCGGGAAGGCAGCGAAGGTTCTCACCAAAAGCACGCCACCTGCACTCCGACCCTGCCGGTGCTTCGTCGGGGAGATCAGGGCGTCCCGGTCGAGAGGATGCAGGCGCTGCTGATCAGCCGGGGGTATTACTGCGGAGGACGGATCCTCCGGGGCCAGGAGCATCCGGACGGGGAATTCGGCCCAGCCACAGAGGTCGCAGTCTGTGATCTGCAGATCGCGGCGAAAATCAGCAAGGACGGCGTGGTCGGGGCTGAGACATGGGCCGCCCTGGTTACTTTATAAGAGAGGAGCGGAATGGCTTATGTTTAGCCATGAGACCATCAGCATGATTCTCCAGATTTGCAGTTTAATCACCTCGCTGGCGGCAGCTGCCGCGATCATTATCAAACCGATTCGGGAAAAGCTTTTCAAGACCACCCTGAGCGAAGCAGGCCAGAAGTGCATGCTGCGGGCGGAGATGCTCGAGATCTACTACGAGGGCAAGGATCACGGGAACAAAGTCCGGCAGTATAAATACGAGAATTTTGTCTTGCTCTACGCAGCATACAAAGCCCTCGGCGGGAATAGCTTTATTGACCAAATTAACGACAAAGTGAAGAGTATGGAGGTTATACAATGAGCAATTACGTTTATCAGATCTTACTTGCGGCCTTTCTCTTACTTGCGGCCTTCCTGGGCATGCAGGCCAAGAGGCTGTATAAACAGTATGTGACGACCGAGACAAAGGAGAAGGTCTGCCGGTCGGTTGTGCGGTTTGTAGAGCAGATCTACGTCGACCTGCACGGGCCGGAGAAGCTGCGCCAGGCCATGGCCAGAGCTTCGGAGATCCTGAAGCAGGAGTACGGGATCACGATCTCGGACACCGAACTGGTCACGCTGATCGAAGCCGCCGTAAACGAATTTAATAATGCATTCAGGAAAAACAGCGGGTAGGGGAAGCACGAAGCCCCGGCAGCTGAACCGGTGAGAGTCCCGGATCCGGAGACAGAAGGCAATCCTACCAGGGACGAGATCATCGCCGAGCTCTTCGCGCAATAAGAAACAAACCCGCCCGGGGGATTGTTGGGCGGGTTTTGGTCTGCAGTGCGGTCTGTAGTAAGAGAAAATTTTTCCCAACAGGAGGCCACAGAGAGAAAACGGGCAAAACAAAAAGAGGCAGGAAACACTGTGTTTCTTGCCTCTTTTCTGGTCCGAGTGACTGGATTTGAACCAGCGGCCTCTTGAACCCCATTCAGTCAAGATGCACGAAAACACGGCCTTAATTCGCTTTTGATCTGTAATAGGTCTGCTGTAGATAACTCGGTCGAGAATGTCGAAAACCGTCAAAGCTGGTCGATGATGCCGCGCAGATCCTCCAGGGGCACATCCTGATACTCCCGCAGCTGCTCGGTGGACGTGTGGCCGATCAGGGCCAGTTTATCGGCATCGGAGCCGGTGGCGCGCTTCAGGAGGGTGGCGAAGGTGTGGCGGCAGCTGTGCGGGGTAAGCCGGTGGCGGCCGTCACTGTCCACGGGGTTATCAATACCGAGGCCATGCAGGAGCTCATAGAAGCGGGCGCGATAGTCGGCAATGCTGATCGGCTTCCCCTGATCTCCGAAGACGGCCCCGCCGGCCGCAGCAGCGACCAGAGCGTCCACATAGGGCTGGATCTTCGGCGAGACGGGCACGGTGCGCCCCATGCCCGCAGCGGTTTTGATTCCGCCGACGAAGCAGCGCCGGCCGGCATCGTAGTCCGCCGCCGTGAGGGCCAGGAGCGCCGTCGGCCGGAAGCCGAGGTAACAATGGCAGAGCACTATCGAGGCGAACGTACTGCCGGCGGCGGCAGCCTTCCGGACGAGCTCGAGCTCGGAGAGCGACAGGCCGGGCTTTTTGCTCCCGGCGTCGCCGCCGATCTTCAGGAACTGCGCGAGGTTCCGGTCCTTGGGCACAGCATCCCGGGGGATGCCGTACTTATACACAAGGCCCAGGGCGGCTCTTGCGTTCTCCTGGGTGCGCCGCCCGGCGTCCGTATCGTCGAGGCATTCCTGCAGATCGTCCACGTCCAGATCTTCCATGCGGACGGACCAGAGGGGCGCAAAGAGGCGGAAGCCCGCCCTGTAGCAGTTCATCGTGCTGCGGCTGCGCTGGTGGGTGGGCTCCCACTGGTCGTAGAGCTCCTTCAGCGTGACGGCGGTCTTCTTGCGCTGGGTGGGCGTCCCGGACCGCGGCCGGCGGTTTGCGGCCGTCAGGAAGGGGAGAGCCGTCTCCGCATCCTTTCTGGTGCCGAACTGCTTCGAGACCGTCAGGCGGCGCTTGTGCGGCATTGTGCCCTTCGGCGCATCCGGGGGCAGGGGATCCGTCACCCAGCCGACGGTCTTCACGGCTGCCCATTTTCCTGAAGGCAGACGATAGACGCTGCCGAGGCCATTGCCTCGGCTTTTGGTTTTTCTCTTTTTTGCTGTCTGGGATCTCCCGCACCAGGGGCAGAAGGCGGCGCCCTCGGGGATCTCCCGGCCGCACTTATTGTTTCTGCAGATCATAACAGCTCCATATATTTGACAAGATAATTTTAACTGTTTATAATTATTTAAAACTGTTCTTAACTGCCTGAAAGGAGATGAAAAGCATGGACCAATTGCTCTCATGCTTACTGATTTTGGGGATTTTATCCCTGATTATTGCTATTCCCGGGCTCCTCATCGAATTATATGATGTCTGGAGCGATTCAACGCTGAAAGCAGATCTCCAAGCTTTCCGAAGGTCCAGGAAGGCAAAACGGCAAAAGTCAGCAACAAACTCCCGTGAGGTGTGAAATGAAAAACGACCAAAACAGCGCATCAGAACCGTGCCGCATCGTCGACTGCGGGATATACTCCTGGCAATTGGATCCGGATGCAGTCAGGCCAGATAGTGGAGATCTTGCAGCGATAAGGCAGGCCGGATATTTTGCAGAACTTCGAGGACTTTGTAATTTATTAGCGTCTCATCTCGAATCCCCCATATTAAATGACATAATTCCTCTGTCAACAGCGTCCAGCGGAAAAGCTGATCCTTCGCAGCGGAGAGCACGCCGACATCGTAAACGGCCAGCCTCATGCAGATCGCGAGGTGCTCTGGCTCGAATGAAATCTCGAAGGACCGGCCGGACACAAACAGACAGTTAACCGGAAGTTCTCCGCTGATCTTCTTTTCTTCTTTTTGCAGCTGCTCCGCAATGGCCATTGTGACAAGGAAAAAGTCGTTTTTTATGTCTTCCGACAGGTCACAGGCTACAACCGGAATAATCGAGTCTTTTAGCCTTGCGTCTACTTTCGGCATGTCTTCACGAGGCTGCGCACCTGTTAAAAATGCCATAGTTCACTCCTCCCCGGTGTCCGATCAGGACACCGCATTTTTATTTTACGCGGAAGGGGACGACGCGGCAGCATCCTCCTCGGAAGCCGGCATCGTCGCCGCGAGGATCTGATCGACCAGGGCGCGGTCCCTCGGCGTGGCGTCGTGGTAGGCTGCGAGGATCCGGGCGTCCTCGTCGCTGATCACCCGCATCGGGGATTCCGCCCGGCCGAGGAGATAGTCCGCCGTACAGCCGAAAAGGTCACAAAGCTTGTGTATCGTCGCCGGATCTATTTGCCTGGTCTCGGTCTCATACCCGGAAACAGTATTTTTAGCCGCGCCGATTTTTTCTCCGAGCTGAGTCTGAGTCCATCCGACCTGCAGCCGGAGATCCCTGATTCGATTCACACAATCACCGCCTGTTTAGTATGTGAAAATTATACAATAATGTAATTTGAATTTGTAGCAAGGTTCACAAATCGCGAACCGAAGCACTTTATTTCCTTGACAGATCGCAGAACGGGGACTATTTTATTATTGCGGTTCGCGATTTGCGAACCGCCTCGGAGCCTTGCCGTGACTGCAACTCGACAGGCAACGGGAAACCACAACACGCCACAGAAGGCACGAAAGGAGAACATGAGAACATGACAACCAAAAGAACAGGCACGCCGGTGCGGTTCCGCCCGACGATCGGCGAGGTGTATGAGAATGTAGCCGGCGGCGAGTATCGCTGCCAAAGCGTATGCGAGCCGGGCCTCGAGGCCTGGATGCAGAACACGGTCACCGGCTGGACGCTGCTGGCCCACGGGATCGTCCTCTATGAGGACGGGAAGGTCGAGTGGAACTACAGCACGGGCGGCCATTTTGAAGAGCAGCCGCAGAGGAAGGCGGAACTGCGCAGCAGGCAGATCAGCCTGATCAACGCCATGCTCTGCATGATCTGATTCTTCGGGAGCCTTGCGGGTCATCCCTTAAACGGCCCGCAGCCATTGGCGCGTGAGTTGAGAGGCACGCGCCGGGGAGCCTGTGGACGCGGGCTCCCCCTGTATGGGCGCGACAGCACAGGAGGGCCGGACCGGGCATCCGGGGTCAAACCTCCGGGCGGTGCAACTCCGTCAGCGCCAAGCCCCTCTGCCGGGATCACCCGGCAGATGATGGACGAGCGCAGTCAGGAACCGGGAGGCCACTATTCCGGATCCCGCCGGTGCAACTCCGGCAGCGTCCGGCCTTCTTTTCAAAGGTACGACACGAAGAGTCCATCGGTCAGGCGAAAGGACTCTCCGCCCGGCGGGTTCAGTCTTGCCCGTCCGGGCGGCAGCCCCCTCCAGGCTAAGCCTGACCGGTTTAACCAAATACTATCAGAGGAGCAGCGTGAGAACAATGGAGCATCTATCAGGGAATATCTACCGGAATGCCCGTCTTACGGCCGGCCTGACCCAGGAACGCTGGAGCGAGTATCTGGGCATCAGTCCGGACAGCGTGCGGAAGTACGAGTCCGGGGAGATGATCCCGGGGGACGAGGTGGTCATCCGCATGACGGAGGTCAGCGGGCAGATGATCCTGCCCTACTGGCACCTGACACACAAGAGCCGCATCGCCGCATCCATCCTGCCGGAGATCGAGGAGGAGCAGGCCCTGCCGCAGGCTGTACTGGGGCTGCTGATCCAGATCGAGGACTTCCAGGACAGCGGCATGAAAAATCTCCTCCGGATCGCGGCCGACGGGAAGATCGACCTGACGGAGGAGCGGGACTATGACGAGGCGCTGGCGCAGCTGTCGGAGCTGATCCGCAGGGCCTACGCCATCGGGTACGCGAAAGAGTGACAACAGCGCCGGAAGGCGCGGAAGGGAGCAGCATGAGAACACTGGAAGAAATCGAAGCATGCGGGAAGGACATGCTGGTGCCGACGGACGTGGCCGGGTATCTGGGCTGCGAGCCATACAGCATCAACCGGGCCGCGAAGGACGCACCGGGCCTGCTGGGCTTCCCGGTGATCGTGATGGGGAGCCGGGTGCGGATCCCGCGGGAAGGCTTCGTGCGATACTGCCGGGGCCTGGAAGGACTGAGCGAAGCATGAAGGCATACATGATCTGGAATTCACAGGCAAAGGCCAGCGCGGTCGTGATCGCGAACCGCCAGCGGGAAGGCAAGCTCGACGGCCTGCGGGGCCTCCGGGGATGCCGGGAGCGCGCAGGCGTCACCCAGGGAGAAGCAGCCATGCGGATCGGCGTCCCGCGGGTTTCCTATCAGCAGTGGGAGGCCTGCCGATACTGGCCGGGGGCGGGGATCCTGCCGCAGATTGCCTGCGCGCTGGGCGCCAGCCTCGAGGAGCTCTTCCTCGGCCCGGAGGATCCGGATGAGGAAGGAGGAGATCTCCTTTGAAGAAAATAAAAAGCCCCGCACCGACTGCAACGGTGCGGGGTCATGACCCTGAAAAAGGATCACATGAGAACAATTGTTATTGTACCAGAAACCGGGAAAGCTGTCAAGCGAAGAGGAGGCGGAAGATGATGGAGCAGGACGAGGAGCTGCGGAAGCCAGGATACTGGGCCGTGCTGCCGGCGGATGTGCGGTATGATCCCGCGCTGCCGCCCATGGCGAGGCTGCTCTATGCGGAGATCAGCGCCCTGACCGATCAGGCGGGCTACTGCTACGCCTCCAACGCATATCTGCAGAAGGTCTTCGAGATCACGGACCGGACGCTGCAGCGGCATCTGAAGGTACTGGAGGCGCGGGGCTTCCTGCGGATCGAGGACGGCACCGGCGGACGGGGCCGCCGGAAAATCTTCGCCGGTATCAACCCCATGCACGGCAACCCCGACAAAAATGTCGGGGTTCCGGCCAACCCCGACAAAAATGTCGGGGGTACCCCGTCAAAAATGTCGGGGTCTACTATGTATCAAGATAATATAACAATATCCCCCAAAGCCCCCAAGGGGGCGAAGCGCGAGATCAAGAGCAAGGCAGTGTGGAAACCGGACCGGTTCGAGGGGTTCTGGGAGTTCTATCCGCGGATGGCGGATGGAAGCAAACCTGCAAAGGCGAGAGCGGCAAGGGCATGGGATAAGCTGCAGCCCGATGACGCAACCATCAGAGCGATGGCCACCGCCCTGCAGAGACAGAAGGAATCAGACCTCTGGAAGCGCGGCGTCGGGATCCCCTACGCCAGCTCCTGGCTCAATGCGCGACGGTGGGAGGACGACTGGCAGCCGCCGGAAGAACAGGAGGCTGAGGCCTTCGCCGGAGAGGAGGATCTGCCGGAATGGACGACCTGAACAACGACCAGGGCGGGCGGAATGAGCGCTCGCTGGCAGCGGAACAGGCCGTGATCGGCTCGCTGCTGATTGACCCGCAGCCGGTGGCGGAGATCGTCTTCCGCATGCTGCGGCCCGATGACTTCGGGAATGCGGCATACAGGAAGATCTTCGCGGCCGCGATGGAGATCTGGCTGGAGCAGGGCACGGTGGATGTGGTTCTTCTTCAGGCGGCTCTGGACGAGGACTACGACCAGACCCTGCGGGATGCCATGATCGCGACGCCATCGGCCGCCAGCGTGGAGCTGTATGCGCAGATCGTGCTCGACGGGGCGCGGATCCGCCGCCTGCGGGACATCGGCCTGCAGCTGACACTTCATCCTGACGAGGCAGATCAGGCCATGCGGCTCCTCTCCGAGGCGGACAACCTGATGGGCGCCAAACGGTCGGAGCGCGTGTACAGCTACCGCGAGATGCTCGACCGGTACCTCGACCGCCAGAATGACACGAAGCCCCTGGACTACATCGACTGGGGCATCGAGGAGCTCAACCGGAACGTCAAGATCTCGCAGGGGCGGTTTGTCATCCTGGGCGCACCGAGCTCTGTGGGCAAGACGGCCCTCGCCCTGCAGCTGGCCTACAACATCGCCAAGGCAGGGAAGCGGGTCGGGTTTTTCTCCTACGAGACCAGCGAGGCCGATGCCGGGGACAGGCTCTTTGCCAACACCGCCAGCGTGCCCATGAACCGGACGAAGACCAAAACCCTGAGCGGTCTGGACTTCGAGGCGCTGATGCAGGAAGGCGACGCCTCCGGGGATCTCTCCTTCACGCTGGAGGATTCCGGCGACTGGACCGTGGACGAGCTGCGGGCGCGGACGATCGCGATGCAGTACGAGGTGATCTTCCTGGACTATGTGCAGATCATCCCGGGCGATCCGCGGAAGCCGCGCTGGGAAGTGGTGACGGACATCTCGATGAAGCTGCACCGCATGGCGCAGAAGCTGGGCGTCACGGTGATCGCCCTGAGCCAGATCACATCGCCCGAGAAGGACAGCAAGGGCAAGCGCCGCGCCCTCACGAAAGAGGACCTGCGCGAGAGCCAGCAGCTGTCGAACGATGCCGAGGCCGTGCTCCTGATGGACCTGACGGCCCAGGGCGACTACAACAGCGAGCGAGAGCTGCGCATCGACAAAAACAAGGACGGCAGCCGCGGCAAGATCTATCTCAAGTTTGACCCTCTGCACATGCGCTTCACGCCATGCGAGAAGCCGCAGCACCTGAAGAAGGCAGAGTATCACGAGGAGATGGCGAGGATCCGCAAAGAGAAAAAACAGCAGCGCCAGGACGACCTGACCCAGATGGGCTTCGACGAGCTCCCGGGCCGGGGTGACGATCTGCCATTCTGAGGAGGGGGAGAGGATGAACGCATACGAATGCTGCGCAACCTGCGGCCGGCGGGGCTCGAATTTCTGCGACGAATGCCACCCGATTTACTTCCGGCCGATGCGCTGCCCGTATTGCAACGGGGAGCTGACGCCGATCCGGACGAACGGGCCGGAGCCGGTGAGGCACTGCCTCGCCTGCAATTTTGACTTTCCGGTGGACCGGGAAGGGAATCTCATCCGAAGGGAGGTGAACAGAGACGGAGATCGGTGATACGGTCAGCTTTACCCCTTCCTGCATGATCGAGATGCCGGAACCGCTGATGGGCGCCGTACCTCCGGAGAGACGGCGCCGGGTGACGGGCGAGGTGGTATACATCAACGCCGAGCACCGGTTCTACCGGGCACGGTACGAGACGCCCGGCATGAGCGCGCAGTATGAATGCTTCCCCATTCCGGTACCGCCGGAGCCGGAGGAGCATCATGGGCACTACAGAGGCCCGAGCATGCCAAAGTGCCCGCCGGCTGAGCGCGAGAAGGCCCTCGCAGAGGACCGGCCGCGCAGACCAAGAGGAAGACCACGCAAAAGCGAGGCCCCTGTTTATTAACTGCAAACAAAATCTGAAAAGGAGAACAGACACATGAGAACAACTGCAATTATGAACCTGAAGGGCGGGACCGCCAAAACGGTGACGGCCATCAATGTGGCGGCGATCCTCGCGGAGGACTACGACCAGAGGATCCTCCTGATTGACGCCGACAGCCAGGGCAACCTGACGGAGTTCATGGCCAGAGACCCGGAGGACGCCTACCGCCTCGGCAGCGTGGCGGACCTGCTGCAGAACGGGAAAGGCTACGCCTACCCGACGAAGCTGGACGGGGTCTGGATTCTGGAGGCGGACGACCGGCTGATGGAGCTGGACGTAACGGCCGTCAGCACCGGGAAGGTGAACGCCATGGCGATCTCGGATTATCTGGCAGCGTACGAGGAGCTGTACGACTGGTGCATCATCGACTGCCCGCCGGCCTTCACGGCCACGGCCATGGCGGCTCTGATTGCAGCGGACGAGGTGGTCATCCCCATGAAGGTGGACGCCTTCGGGATCCGCGGCATGTCGAACCTCCTGGAGCAGATCCGCAACATGCGCCGCGTGAATGCAGATCTTGAGCTGGCCGGCGTGCTGCCGACGATGGTATACCCGGACCCGAGCCAGCGCGAAGCCGAGCAGAAGCTGAGGGCGGAGCTGGCCAGGGCGACGATCACCACCTTCCCGCATATCCGCCGCAGCGTGTCGGTGGACAAGATGACATTCACCCAGCAGCCCCTGATTCACGGCGCACCCCGCAGCGGCGCCTGCAGAGATTACCGGAGCTTCTGCAAGCGTCTCATCGAGATGGATCCGGACTGGGAAGGCGGTGAGATCTGATGGCGTTTGACATCACGAAGGCCCTGGGCGGCATCGCCGCCCGCAGTCAGGAAAGCCAGCGGCAGCAGCTGCAGTACATCCCTCTGCACATGATCGACAGCAACCCGAAGAACCTCTACAGCATGGACGGCATCGAGGACCTTGCGGCCAACATCCAGATGTTCGGCCTGATGCAGCCTCTGGTGGTGCGGACGACAGACCAGGGACGCTATGC